CCTTGTGGCGTTGTGTTTGTCCAATCTAGAGGTCTATTCAATTTTGTTCTAATAATATCGCTGTCATCTCTAATAATACAATCAACTGATCTTACATTGTCAATAGATAATCCTAATGATACATTGACCTTATTCACAGTATCCATGTCCCAATCACCAATATCTATTACTTTGGTTTTAATAGTGTTGACCCCATCCGTTTGAATGCCTGAAGATGCTATAATTTCATCAGAAAAAGTTTTTATTCCTCCAATCGTTTGTGCTGATGTTCGGTCAACAAGACCTGTTGATATAACAACATTATTGACAGCATCAACTATAGTTATATTGTTGCTATCTTCAGTTGAATTATCAACCCATTCATTTGTCAAAGTACCGCCGCCTGTATTATCAATAAATCCTGTGATTTGATTGCCTGTTTTATTGGCATTGATATGGTATCCCGTTGTTAATGTCCCGGTTGATGAGTTTTCAACATTAATCTTTCCAGTGCAATTATCTCCATCAAGCTCAACGGCTTTTCCGGTTGTTCCGGTTTGACTGAGGACAATATTTAAAATGCCTTCAATTATAATGTTGTTGATTAATTTCAGTGCTGAAGTCGCAATGTTTGTTGAAGAAAGAAGCCTAGCACCGTCAATAAATTTAATGGTTTTATCAGAACCCAAATCAAGCTGTCCCGTAATTGTCTGATCTTCCTTGACAAGTATTCTATCATTTGCTGCCGGGGCATCTGCAATATAAGCCGCCAATGTCGCATAATCACCCTCATCAGCATCGGAATCAATAACAATCCAATCTTCAACTTGAGCGCCGAAATAGTCTGTAAATCTTGAAATAAGATTCCAGAACCAATTATGATTTTCAGCCGGAGGTTTTACATTAAATAACCATCCTGAAGTTTTTCGTCCAGCCGAAGGTGTAACTATATTGCTTGAATCATCTGGAACCCAATCTGGTTTTTCTGTTGGTTTTGGATTACCTCTTGCCATTATATTTCTCCTTTATGCTGCTTGAACTTTTGAATATCCACCGCCACCACCATTTATCACATCATAATCAAGTGGTGTTGATGAAAATATATCAGCATCCAATGTTAATTGAATTGCGCTATCAACATTTGTAACTTTAGCGGTTAAATCCTCGTCAGTATTAACAACTTCATTATCTATTGCAACGCCATCGCCTGTAAAATTTGCCCCTGAATCAATTAATTTAAATGCACCCGTGGAGGTATTTGTTCCAGTTGAAATAATAGTATCATATCCCAACGTTCCAACACTCCCCTCGAATCCAAAAGCATTTTCAGGAGATATAATAGATGAAACAACCCTGACCCCTGCCGATACAACATCTTGCATTAAAGCAAAAGCATCACTTGCCAAGGCATCAGGAACTGAAACATCAGAAGATAATTCAACTTCAGCCGGATAATTTTCAAAAAGCTGAACTACTGTTCCACCTGTGATGATTTTCCATACTGACAAAACTCTTTCAATATCACCCTCTGAAACATTTCTACCAGCTTTGGCTCTTAAAAATAATCGGTAAGTTATATCATCTTGACCGCTTCTCGGCTGACCAACAATGATACCGATATTATCTAACTGAACGCCTTCACTGTTTTCAATATCAAGACGGGAATTAATATCAAATAAAATATCCTCAAGGTCCTGTATCTGCTGTCCACCAAGCGAATCAAGAAGTGCCTCTATATTGACTTTTCCCTTATATTGGAAAAGAAGCCTATCCTTGGCCGCCTGTGCATGATCTGTTATTTTAGTTACATTCATACTTGATTTACCGTTATTCTCGAAGTATCCCAACTGGATTTTTCAACATCGACACCCGGCGTAACCCCATCATCGATAACAATGTTATTATCAAGTGTCGGACTTGCTGACGTTCCTATTTTAACCACAACGTCCGTTATTCCTGGAATATCATTCAACTGAGCTATAAGAGAATCTGAACCAAAAACAATCACATCTTGCCCGGTTCCTAATCCGTCACCCCATGCCACCATTGTGTTTTCAACCTGCGTATCTCCATCAGTAGGATAATCTGAGGTTACTGTTAAATCAAGAATAAGATAAATATCAATCTCAGTTGGTCTTGAAAATTTAATCGTATGTGTAAATCCCTGGCTATCTGTATAAGTTCCTGATACATCCCCATGTGCTTCAATTCCCGCTGGTTTTGATTGTCCTATAGCATCAATAATTTCCTGATCTCTTGTTGTAACTCCACCCGCCTGAAAAACGAAAGCTTCAAATGCTTTGGCCGGAATCCCTCTTGCATCTGTAATTAATGTTACATTTTCGAAAACCTTTACATCTTCTAATTGTATAGATCCTTCGATATCATTTAATCTTAGTATGTTATTAGCGATAGCTTCCGTAGGCCCGGCAATACTTATTTGTAATCTATTATTACGCCGTATACGGGCCTCAGCGTCTGTTTCTATTTCTCTCCCTACCGTTGCGTCCTCTGGGTTAATAGTCGAGCTTAAACCGCCTATAGGGTTGTCTATGACTGTTAATGTTTCAGCATTAGCAATTATTTCGCCTGTAGCGGTAGCGGTCATTGTTGTTGTACCCTGGTAAACTCCGGGCGTTGTCTCGACTATAGTAATTGTGACTGAACCGCCTGCATCTAATGTATTGTCAGTAAACGTTAAATCAGATTGAGGTTGTTTACCGTCTGAGCCTGAGAAGGTTACAGTAAATCCTGCGGCAAATGTTCCTGTCACCACAACGCCTGATAAAGCATTAAGATTGTTTAAAGCTGTTTGCACATCCGTGTTGGAATCATTCCAGTCTATAGCAACAGTGGTTTCTCCCTCGAAAACAAGTTTAAAACTACCACTTGTGGGCGTTGCACTGAAAGAAATATCTTGTATTTCATCAGTGCCTGTACCAAGAATAACCTCATTGTCTGTGCTAAATTTGGAATCAGAATCATTTAAGACACTCAAAATAGTCCCGGCGGGGATAACGGTTGATGGTGTACCAAAAAAAGCCTGCAATGCAATCGTAGAAGCTAAAGCAGGACTGCGTGTAAATCCTGTCAAAGCGCCTACATTGTCAAAACTCACCCCCTCGGCCGTATCGGGATATTGTGAGTCATAAATTGCTTGTGCGAGTTCCCACACTAAAGCTTCTCTTTCTGCATATATCCCTACCAATTGACCAAATATTGACTGCGGAAGTGTATTAATTTGATCGCCAATAGTCGCCCTCAATGAGGCCTCTATCTCTGTTTTAATATCCGCAAGTCTTTTTATCGTTAGTCCATTTGCATCAAGTCCGGCCATTATGGTATTACCTCACTAAAGTTTATCACTCCATCAGACGTTCTTGCACTAAACGTTAAGGTCATTTCTCGTGACGATGGATCGAAATCCAATATAAATTGCGTTAATTCTAAAATCCCCGGAGTGGTTACAATTTCCTTCTTTAAAATACTATCAACCACAACAGGATCCGGGTTTTTTATAAGAATTTGCTCTAAGTATGCAATCCCAATTCGTTTATCTAAAAACCATTCACTTAAAAATGTTTTTAGCCGTTGACTAAGATGTTGCTGAACCGCTTCAGAACCGGTCGTTAACGCAAGATCGTTACCTACAACAGCAACATCACCATCTATTAATAATAAATCACTCAAGATTGACCTTTCCCGATAAAGCACTTGTCAAGACATTACTCGGTGGTCCTGTTACACTTGGGCCGGACGTAACGCCGGAATGAGTGTGGGCAGCATACAATGAAGCTAAGGTATCGCCCAAAACTGCTTTTTCGGCTCCGGTACCCAGATTAATAGTTGCAGCCAAAACATCAATTAATGTTGCAGCGTCTAATTTAATATTACCTCCAAGGATGTTAACATTTCCCCCTGAAGTTAATTCAATCTCAGCATCACCGTGTTTGATATGTATACTTGTTCCTATTATTCCACTAAAAGCTGTTTTAAATGTTCGAACGCATGGAATAAAAACAGCATCAGTTATGTCATGATGTCTCGGATCATTGGGTGTAACCGTTTCACCTTCCCCAGACAACCAAATATCTAACGACCGTTCACAAAATATCGCCATTCCTGTATCACCCTCACTCAAAGGAAAGTGGATAAAAGCGCCACCGCCAGAAGGCCACTGAACAGGTACATCATTTATCACCGGCAAATCAACAATCGTTTCATCTCTATATTTTTTTCTCAGCAATGGAATAAGACTTGCTTTTTGAGTTTCAGAATCATAGCTTTTCACAGAGCAGGGCAGCATTGTGTGAACGTCTAGTAATTCGGCCCTCATAGCATCTTTCAAAACTTCTGCCAATGTTGGTGTTTCACTCATAATATTGTTGCCTCACAATTAGCAAACCATTCTTTTCCATGTGTATCACCGTTTAATCTAACTTTTGATAATCTTGTCAATCCGGTAAAATCCCTTGATTCTATTTTTACCGCTCTACCGGGGCGGAATTTAGTTGTCTGTATTAAAGCTTTAAATACTACCCCTTCGATTTTGCTTGCCTTTTTGCCTATTAATCCTAAAGACGGGCTCCCAATCAATCCTGTTTGTGGTGTCAATAAAATAACCGGCTCTCCTGAATCAACTAACGGGTCTAGTATTTGTGTTTCATTGTCTTGAATACTAAATTCTAAATCTTGTTTAGATGTTATATTATCAACAACAGTTTTTGCCAATCCTGAAACTGTCAAACCATTTTGAATAATTTCATCCTTTATGTTTGAAACAGCACCTATCACAACTTGACCAGTCTCTACCATTGAATTAAAAGCATCATCTATCACTGTTTTAACATTAGTCCCTGCGGTATAACTTTTATCAAGCTTTGCCTCTGTCAATGATTTTTCAGCATCCCCAGCCTCAATTGTAGTGACAAAATCAGCCCCTTGTCTTTGCGTCGAACTTCTTGCAATATCCCCTACAAATAGTTGATCAATGTCATTTCCATATCCACCCTCTAAAACTACAACGGAGTCCTCTTTTGTTTTAAGCAATCCCCGGCTATCTTCGTTAAGATTGTATATTTGTATTTTGGCAGTATTAGGGTCTGATGGCGAAGTCTTTTCAATATCAAAATTAACCCTTAGACCTTCAATTCTTTTCCCTTTTTCGCCTTTAAGTCCAAAAGTCAAGATAGCTTTTCTATCCCACAACAAACCCATTAAGTAGCCTCAAAAAGCAGCTTTACATTTGTTCCGAAATTGTCCCTGTTACCCTCCACGTTTTCATTTTCAATATTAATCATATATAAATCACCGTTAGGAAGTCTCTCGTCCTGAAACCTCCTTAAAAGGCTTGTACCCAACAACAACGGAATACCGGTTACTATGTTTTCATTATTTTCCGTTTTGAAATCCATAGTCCATCTATCCATACGAGCATTGTAGTGTATGGCTAATGTGTAAGTTGTTATTCCTAAGTCAACCCTGAAAGAATAGCTTGGTATATCATTTCTAAGTGGTATTTCAACAGCCATTATCCACCAAATATCTTAAAAAGTATTGTACTGCTTTTTCCACTTGTCGCCTCATCAAGCTCAGCTACCGGCTTTTTACCTTCTTCAACTGTTTTTACAGCACTCTCGTTTTCTGTAGCGGTAACCGGGATTAATATTTCTTCACTCTCCCTTATAACAACCTCTTCAAAACTTCCGGTAAATACTAAAGAACCGGAATTCTTGGCACTTCTAGGGGCTGTAAAGTCACGCATAATCATATTTATATACGTCTTTAAGTCGGTTATGATTGTTAAAGGAACACTATTTTCATAAATATAATCAAGCATATCAATAGCATTTTTTGAAGGCTTACCTTCCCCACTTGATAATAAAGTGCTTCCTATTTTAGATACTGCTCCAGTTGCTACAGCCCCCGGTATTCCACCAACTACACTACCCACAACACCGCCGACATTCCCTGCCGTAGAAGCTAGTAGATTTATGGGATTGTCAGAAATCACACCCCTGATAGTCAACCCTCTGGGATTTATTATTACATGGTCTGATATAAAACTCCCATCTTCAATGGCATGCTGTGTTGGCTTTGCTGTCATTTTGTGAGTTAAACTTGTTGCAGCATCGATTTTTAAAAGCTCAAATGTCGTACCATCAGGATCAACATATTGTAATGTTGTTCGCTTTGATGCACCTGTAACTGTGTCAAATAAGCTTGCCATTATTGAGCCACCTGTGGGGCTGTTGCTCTCGATGTTTCTCGTAAGATTGTGTCAAATGCTTCTCTCATACCTGTCTGTATCGCAGGGGTTATAACTTCTGCCGGTGTTCCTTCCGGCACATTAACTGTTACCGGAGCGTTGACTCTTACTTGATTTGATTGTGTAGCTCCTCCAACAGGTGTTATTTCTTCGCCAAATCCAATGGCTCTTGCTGCTTTTTCTAAACTAAGACCGCTAATAAATTCTCTAACTTTTGCAAGTCTTTCAAGTTTTTCAAAAACTATAAGTTCAGTAAGAAAACCTATTAATAATTTCGCCTCATCAATTATTAAGGTGATTGTATCTCTAATAGCTAATAAAGCCGCTTTTGTGTTTATAAACGCATCGGGAAACTTACGTTCAAAAGCTTCGATTAATACGCCTGTCAGAGAGTCTTTGCCTTGAAAAAAACCAACTATATCTTCAATTATTAAACCTAAAGCAACAACAGCAGCGCCTATGAGGATAGGTATGATAAATATTTTTGCCTGCGCTAAAGTAGCAGCAACCCCTAAAGCCTTGAACCTCGTAGCTAATCCAAAAATAGCCTGAGTTATAGAACCGATACCTGACAATATTTGTAAACTTGTAAATGCCAGCATACCCAAAACCACACCCATGATGACATTCTCTAATCCGCCTAATGCTTCACTCAGAGTCATTACACCTTCGATGACAGCTTTAAATGCTCTAAAGAGGATTCCCATTATATTAGCAAGGCCTTTAAAAAACTTAACAAACCTGGCTCTGATTATTTTCCTGTTTATCTCTAAAAAACGCAGCAATTCATTAGCAATGGCTTTTGCTTGCGGTAAGAGTTCCTTGCCGATTGCAATTGCATTGATAATAATAAAATCTTGTAAGTTTGAAAGAATACCAAGAAATGTTGTACTCTGCTTTTCCATTAAATTTGCAAAGCGCCCGGAACCGGTAGTAAGATTCACTAAGGCTTGATTAACCATTTCAAAAGAAACTTCACCTTTAGAAACTAAGTCTTGCATTTCTTTAACAGGCTTACCAAGTATTTTTGAAAGTTCATCCAGGAGCGGCACACCGGCCTCAGTGAATTGTCTTAATTCCTGACCTCTTAGTTTGGTTGCAGCCCGTACTTGACCAAGAGCTAAAGCTAATTGTGGAAGTTTTTCACGACCAACACCGGCAGCTATATTGCCAAGCGTTGTTATGGTATCACGGACATTTTCAGCCTCGATACCCATAGCTAAGAGAAGTTTGGCGTTATTTAATATTCCGGGAAGGGTGAAAGGTGTTCGTCTGGCATCTTCTTTAAGACCATCGAGCAATTCTTTGGCTTTATCAGCCGAACCAAGCATAGTTTCAAAAGCAATTTCGACTTGTTCAAAATCACCCGCCTGCTTAAGAAACACACCAATGGCAGCACTTGCGCCCAGAAATACAAGTGATAATCTCTTAGCACTCGTTGTGACGTTTTTAATATTTCTGTCGATTTTTTGTAAGGGTTTTTCATCTATATCAAACCCTAAAGTTACAAATAAATCACGGATGCTTGCCATTTTTTAGCCTCATATGCTCTTCAAGGTCTTGCTCTATGTCTAAAGCTTCGTTTACATCTGCTAAATCATTGATTGAATAATGCTCTTCTATTTCTTGTAAGGTGGCTTTTCCCGCAAGTACAATACGCCATGCAAACCAGTTAAGATTTACCCCTTCAGGCTTAAACCCTGTATTTTTTGGGTTATATTTTCGAGAATACCACCTTCGCCGAAAAAATCAGAATACTCAGCCTCAAAAGCTGCATAAACTACCTTATACATATGTGCTAATCTACCTTTGAAATGAGTATCTATTTTTGCTTGATCTTTTAAATGTCCGGTGCCACTGTGATGCGTTTGTGACAATAGGGTAACAATGATTTTTTCAAGTTCTGATTCACTCGCTCTATCAAACAAAGTTTCAATAGCTATCTTTAAATCTACATCAGCATCAAGAATATTGTTATCATCAATACTGCCTAAAGAACCCAGCACAGGCCCGAGGATGGACGCTATCTTTCGAAGCAGATTATGAGACTTTATTGCTCCCATTTGATGAAATTTATAGACTTCATCATCAATTTCCTTTTCAATCACTTCTCTTGCCATAATCCCTCCTATAGGTTCCCGCCAAGAATATTAACGTCCAAATTACCACGAATAGTCCATTCCCTGTCGCCCGCTTCTTTTGCATATTCAGCATCAGCAACTTTAACGATTGTTCCTAGAGGCATGACATGCAGCGAAGCCCCTGAATTATCAATAAATGAAACAGCGATCAGTGATTTTGCAGCTTTAAAAGCACTTAAAGTTGCATTGTCAGTTGAGGCCTGGGGAAGAGTAACAGTAAATGTCCCAAGTTTACTAGCATTTTCTGTCCTCGTTGTTTCCCCGGAGTTGGAATCTACATCAAAAGTCCAACCGTCCTCATCTTCAGCAACCGAAACAGTCCGCCAACTTTCCACAATCGAGCCGCCGACTATTAACGATCCCTGTACCGGACTATATGTTTTTACATCAGGCATTTTGTACCTCCTATAATGTTAGTTTTCCATCAATCTGAACTTTATGAACTGCACCGGCCAAGACAGCGGAGAATTCAAGACCTTGTAAAAATCTAGCCGCTTTATCTGCGGGGGCAATATCGCTTATTTTAGGCACTATGACTGTGATAGCATCAGGATCATCACTTAAAAAGCCACTATTTACAGAGCGTTGCAATCTGGCTCTTAAAGTCGATTCTATTGCAGCGATACCATTTGTCGTAAAAGGGATTTTTTCAGTATTAATAAGTTGTGTAAATATATCTTCTCCAATCCTTACCTGAAGTTCGTCTGAACCTCTTATTACATCGATGTACTCCCCGCCGACAACAACTGCTTCGCTTGATATTACATTTGCATTAGCAATGGTTTCGTAGTAATTTGCATTCTTAGAACCAAGGTTTGAAATCTCTGTATCAGACAATTGATCGGGTGTAATACCCACAAGAGTCTTAAATTTCCATGTCCGGCTACCTGCATCATGTGGAGCACCATCACCAACCCATGCAGCATCGGGATAATTAGCTTGATCGGCTGAATACAAGACAACTGTTCTATCGTAAGTTTTGGCTTTAAGAACAGAAGCAATATCAGTTGTAGCAGAAGTAAGCAAACTTGCTTGGTCAATGGCGGTAAAATAAAGTTTAGGCGCTGATAAGGCTTCAATGAAATCAGCCGCTTGCTCGATATCTTGAAGTTGTTCCGCCTCGGTTGCCCTTCTGGTGAGTATAAGAAAATACCAATCAGTTCCACCTGCCTGAATCAGGTCATTAAGTTCAGTTGCTACATTAACATTGGTAACCGCAGGAGCTACAGTAAGGCCATTACCTACTCCATCATCCGATACTGCAACGGTAAATGGTTCTCCGGCTACATCAGCATCAAGATCAAAAGTACCGTCAACGTTATCTGTTGCTGTGACCGGTTCCGAGCCAAGATTAATTGCCGATACCAAACCGGCTGCGATCTCAAGATTTGTCGCATCTGCATCAGATAGGAAATTAAAAGGAGTCCCATTAATTGTAGTTGTATACGTTACATTATTTTGTACATTTGCAACCGTAACAACTTCACTCTGTGCAACGTTAGTAGCTCGCTTACCTATAATAACTTTTTCAGGTTTAAGTTCTTGTCCGAAATATTTAGCAGCAGCTTTGTATTCTTCATCAGTTGTTAAAAAATCCTCTCCTACCGCTTCAATGGATCCATACTCGCGATAATCTTCAGCAAAATTTGTATGTATACCAAAGATCAAGCCAGTTCCAAATCCAACACGAGTAATTTTAGCCGTTTCTCTCGTGATATTGACGACAATTATATCTTCAATTTTTGTACCCATTATGAGCCTCCTATAATTTGGGTTGATTCGAAATCACCCACTGTTTGATCAATTTTAACAGATTCAATTTCTCCTGATATGTCATCAACTTCAGTTGCATAACCAAGGAAAATATCAACTGCCCCCCTGCCCTCTGTAATGTCATTAAGCAGTTCGCTTACATCAAGCGGGTCTGTATTGTCTAAAATCGCTATCCCGGCATTTTGCAGAATCAGTTGTTTAGTGGGTAATTCCAGGGCATTGATTATATCTTGTATAGTATTCAACCAACCTGAATCTGCATAAACATTTACTGATAATGTTATTTCTTTTCGAAAGGGGTAAGTAAAAGTATCTAATTCCTTGTACTTTATTTCCGCATGACCGGTCTTTCTCGGGCCTGACGAAATATTTAATCCTACATAAGGCACAGCCGGACGGAGCGTATCTTGATTGAGCCATATTACTTTACTCCCTGCCAAACCCGTAGCAGCAACAACAAAAGACTGAATTGCATCTTGTAATGTCGGGTCTAAAGCATCAGAAGCCATTATTGCCGTTCCTTTAACATGATTCGCCCTCTAGTATGCACAAGCATTCCGAAAGAATCCCATTTTTCCGCTTCTTGAGTTTCATACTTTCTACCATCTTCCCTTGTGATTTCATCATCCACCAGTAAAGTAAATTCGCTGAAACTCCACATATTTTCTCGCTCTCTATCGCCTTCCGGTAATTGTAGAATCTCATTGCCCTTTAACGGCTGGATATTCATTCCTATATCAGGGAAAACAGTTGTTGAATCAGTTTGTACCCTTCCTTCATCTGTATATGATTTTGAAAACCGTGTTACAGTAACTAATTCTGTTTGCAGTAAGCTCATTTTACTACCTTAGATATAATGCTTTGCCTCATTCTGCTAGTGTCAATTAAAGGTTTACTTGACCCTTTTTTGAGTATTGTTGCTGGCTTATTCGGTGTAAACGGTGTTCCTCCCTCATTGATCTTTTTAACTACTTTCGATTCAGCAAGCAAGCCAAGACCTTTTAAAACTCGTTCTCTTTGAGTCGGATTAATAACAATCTGAGTTTTTCTTTTGTCAATGAACTTTCTAAACTCTCGTCTGTTTTCATCAATTGCTGATCTTAAAAAAGAACGTTCTGGGATTTTTACAGTTCCAAATTCATTTGAAGCTGCATAAATTACAAGGTCTCTTCCTTGCTCTCCGAATAAACCAATATTTACCTGATTTGGGCCTTCTTTTAATTGTCTTCTAAAATCCTTAAATCCTGGGTCAGAATCCCTGACTTTAAATTTAGCAGCCATTATGGTGTAAACGCATTAAATCCCATGACACAACTCTTTCTTATATCTACGAATATGCGACCGTACTTTGTTTCGTCAAGCCTCGATGACCCTACCGCACCACTACCGGATGCAGTTGCATACTCACGTTCAACCTGACCTACTTTCTCGCGTTTAATCGGCCCTGACACTCCCGAGCTTCCCCCTGTTGACCCCTGTTGTGACAAGGTGAGCAAATGCGCCGCCAGATATCTCTGGGCTCTTTCTTCCTTGCTACCGTAAGTTGTATCTACCTGTCCGGCAACATCATCAAGAATTAAATCAACAAGCACCGTGTTTGCATCGATGAAGGTTGCAAGCTCAGGAGCGATAAGCTTAACATTATCCGCCGTTGTATCAGCCATTTTCTACAGATTCGTTAAAATCACTGATTTTCTTGATTTGCTTTTCAATAGCTGTCTTAACTGATTTTCTCGGCTTATCCCTGCCGTCCTCATATGCTTCGATTTCGGCAAGAGCATCTATTTCCATAGTATTCTCAATTAAATCAGCTAATTCGCCGCCATTGAGATCATCATAATTAAGCGTGTCATTATCTTCAGCCATTGTTCTAAGAAACCGCTGATAATATGCCCATTGCTCGTCACCCTTTGGCCGGGCAAGTATAGCTTCTTTGATTTTTTCCCATGTACTCGCTTCGACTTCGTTTGTTCCAGGAATAAATCTTTTATATTGTACTTTTTTATCTTCGTCAGTATAAGACAGCGTTAATGTATTTGCTTTATCATAAATAACTATCATATTACCTCCTTTTAAATACCTGTTAAGAATGCGCAAGCAATTGGATATCTCACAACAACACCACCGTTTCTTGAATGACCGTTTACGATAAACTCAAGACCACGAGTTTCAACCGGCATCAAAGTCAACTCTTTTGGAATCCTTTGCTCAAGAACTTCCGGCGTTCTCTCGTAAAATACACCACCATCCTCTGTTCCACCAGTAAAGGCTAAATCAAGTTCACCATTCAAAACAGCGATTGTATCAATTCCATAGGCTTCGCGATTATTAAGGATATATTGAAGGATTGTTGTATCGCTCGTTGTGCTTCTTGGCGTGCCAGCAATGATATCGTATTGAGCTTGCGGCAGCAAAAGGGTATTAGCCTCAAAAATACCTTTTGAGGTATCCCTTATTTGAGAAGTTGCAAGCCTGATATCGTTCAGAATTTCATCAGGGCTTTTTACTGACCAGGGAATACCGGTTGATCCGGTAGGCGCAGGAATTACCGGGATGTTGGGATTTGTCAAAAATCCTTGCAGTCCTGAATCTGGATCACCAGTCCAGGCTATGCGATTTTCCTTCTCTCTCAATCCCCTTCTTTGAGCATCAGCTTTCATTGTTTCAAGAGGCACACCAGCCATTGAAGCTGCTTCGATTTCCTGGACATTCCAACCGACAGCAATACCCAATGATTTGACTGGCTGTGTAAATTCCTTGCCGAATACATCAGCTCTCGGAAGATCATCTGACCAGTTAGCAATGATTTGCGCCATACCAACCTTATCAAACATTCTGTATGTGATTGTTTCGGCTCCGGCCGAATCTCTATTGCTTACAGGGATAAGCTCCCTATATTTAAGCTCTCTTTTCTTAAAATCGTAGAGCCGTGATTCAATGCTTTCAAGTTCCCTTGCAAAGAAGACACTTGCATTAGGCGTGATAGCATCAAGTTTTTCTTTAACGCCATTATCCATTCGTATCATAATAAATTCTCCTTAATTTTAATTATGGCAAGTTAATGTCAACAATTGCCAGTTCACCCGCATTCGCTGCCAGAACATAGGACGCATTAGGCAAGGCAGAAGCGTCACTGCCATCAGCATCACTTCTTGCTGCGCCAAGTTGCTCACCGGCTCCGGCTACATGTCTAATAAAGACCTGCCCGCCATCGGCAACCGCATCCTCGACCTGAACATAAACGCGGCCTCTTTTTAGAATACTAACCGCACTCTGAGGATTATATCCAAGTCCCTCACCAGAAAGTGCATTCTCAACGGCCTGAGTATGTAGAGCAAATCCCTGGGCAGTCCGTGGATTAGTAACATCGGTTGCAAGCTGTGGTAGATGTACAAGCTTTCTATCACCTACCTGCTGACCTGCATCATTAAGCGAAACAAACACACCAAAAGGTATACTTGCCTCGTTTAAGATAATATCTGCAATCGTAACGTTAGCCGTTGCAGCATAAGTAAATCCGGTTCCTGACTCATCGGCATCAATCAAGATTTTATCCGTCGAACTACCTGCCCTCGCCGTGACCGGTTCTGATCCTGCATTAATCTGTACAATCAAGGCGGCTGCAATCAAATCTTTCGTTCCTACAGCAGCAAGTTCTGTAAATGCTGTACCATTGATTGTTACAGTAGTATTTGTACTATCAAGAGTCACCGTTACTTCGATTTGCTGCTTGCTGTTGTTTATACCTGTTATTACATCATGAAAACCTGAGTCTGCAGGCATCCCCGGCATACCGATTTCCATACTTTCTTCAACACTTGTTTGTGGCATGATATTCTCTCCTTAATTAGATTTTTGCCATGCAGCATCAGACTTTTTTATAAATTCCTTCTTTGGGTCTTTTACATCTGCATCTTTTTTGCTTGTTTTGATAAATGAACCAAGCTTTGTATTACCATCTTCTTTTTTAGCCGTTTCTACCATTTCGACAACAGCGTCATATCTGGCAGACAGATAATCTTCAGACTTCCCTTCTGCATCGAATTTCCCACCGGAAGCAGCAGCAATGATTTCATTTCTCAAAGCAACGGTTTCTTTAGAACTGCCATCTTCCTTTTTGGTCTTGACTTCAAGGACTCCGGCAACTTCTTCCATATCTGCCCGCGCCTTGATCATTGTCTGAAGCTTGGGAGAATCAGGGCTTGCCAATTCGTCATAATCAGCCTTAAGCTTCTTATTGTCTGACTCAAGTTGATCATATTTGGCCTGTAGTTCGTCTTTCCCCTTGGTTGCTGCGGTCATTGCATCTTCATGACCCTTGATGATCTCAACAGCTTCGTCTAGCTTGGTGTCAAGCACTTCAATAACCGGGCTTTCCTCAACTTCTCCCGATATTGCATCCATATGAAAACCACCTACATCAATCGCTTTCTTTTTAAATTTCACTTTTACCTCCAAATTTTTAGATTTATTAATTACTTCCTGTTCTGCATCCATGATCAATTTAACTTCACGTCCGGCCCTGCCTTTCGGCACGATGGAGCCATGATTATACAAAATATTCGTTTGTATCTTGTCATAATGACCATCTGAATGGTGACTCCCTGGCGTGTCTACAACTTCGGCGTCATAGCCCATAGAAAGCTCAATATCTTCGCCTCTATCCCATTTAGCAAGGATTTCTTCAACTTCTTTCTTATCAGTAATAACGACTTTACTGGATACAAAATCACCGCGTCTGAATATATTCTCACCAACAGAACCAACCTGAACCTGCTTGATATTGGTAGAATCAACCATTTCATGTGGATGTAATTTAGTAATGGGAGCGAATTTTAAGGAATCAAGAGACGATTGCTTAAAGACTTCTTCGGGGGGGCGTAATTCTCTTACAAGGTTTCCATTTTCATCACGATAATCAAAAACTCCGGCTCTAGTGAGATTTGCATCAGCAACAAGAAATCCATGAGAAGTAATCTCAAACTTATCATTCTTTCTTGCATCAAGTTTTAGCGTTTCTGTTCTCAAATTTACTCCAAAAAAAAGCCCGGTTATTCTCTTTCGAGAACACCGGGCAATTTAAGAAATCCCTAATCAAGGAGGATGAGGGGCTTAATTGATATCCGTTTATTTAATTAATTGATCAGGGGAGGGGTTTGTCAAGGAGGTATCGAAACCTCATACATGATAATACATGTATTATTTTTACGACATTACGGTCTCCATTTACTTGAATAGTTCCACCTCATAAACCGTTCCATGTCTAACTCATGGCCCTGATCAATCAAACTTCTGTTTCTTTAAAGAACTTCATGGCACGTATGCCACCTTGATTAAACGTCAAGCGGATATTTACCTCACCGCTATACTTGCTTTTTACTAACCGAGTTAATAACTCTTTAATTAATAAGTATTTTTGTATCAATAATCTACCTATAGCATAATTTAAAGTTATTTGTCAATTTTTTTTATTTCTTGCTCAATATATACATTCATTTGATTTCCTTTATTCAAAATCATCCAATACAGGAATTGCCCTACATCTGCATTGTATCGGTTCCCCTGGGTGCCCGTCCGAAGGGGGATCACTCCATTTGAACTTCTTCCCGTCTCTTCTCCTATGCTCCGGTCGAACTCTTTCATCCCTCGATGTTGACCATATATATTCTTCCACCCCTAAAGTTGTCTGTCTTAGCTCGGTAAGTTTGCCTAGAAATTTATTTGTCTGATCCCTGGCGATAAGCTTAGCCCGGTTTTTAGCAACTCCCAGTTCATTTATGACAATTTTCTCCAATTCCTTTGAAGAAAAGCCCCGCTCTATTCCAACCCTCAATTTTGATTCAATTCTTTGTAATGATTCTTCAGGTATATCGGTTATGAGGGCAACATTGTTTTCAACAAATGAATCAATTTGAGGCTGTAAAAAGGGCTCATTAATTATCGGATCAAGGCCAAGCACTGTTTTAATCTGCCGGTTGAATTGCTTTTTATCGAAATCAGATATTGACTGCGCCTGGGTATCTGCAATATTGCGCCTTCCGGTATCCGTCATCTGGATAGCTATGCCTATTTTGATATCATCAATAGCCTTGGTTAAAGTCTGTCCGTAAGTTTGATCTAATTTTACATCAACTCTAACTTCACTTTTAAATTGCTCTACAATGTCCGATAATCCAGGAATAAGCCTTTCTCTTATATCTGTAAAATAAGGCGTTAAAAATCTATTTAGCGTTCTAAAATAAGAAAACTCAAGGGTGCGACCTTCTGCTTGTCTGGGTACTTTTTTATTTGATGGTAATTTAACGCCGGTTGCCATTATTCTCCACCCATAGACATTTTGTACTGATCAATAAGCCCGAGCTTATCAAGTACATTCTGACAAGCCTCAAACCTGTAATTATTGGTCAATGCCAATCGCTTATTCTCACGCTCCATGTGTGCAATCATTATTTGCTGATCCTGGAAGACTCTATGATACTGACTCGACCCTAGCCAATGGCCAAAACTCAAAACTAACAGCATAAACGAGGTTGTTATCATAAGGGCTATTGTATAAAGAAGGGGTTTCACTTCTATTCTTCCTCCATTTTCACCTCTTCAATTTCCCCCATCTCCTCCCTGGTTTCGATATCAAGTTTAGTATCCACTGAAAAGCCATCTTCAGGAAAGCGGCTTTCTGCTATTTCTTCCCCAAACAGTATACCAGAATCAGCATAGTTTTTGTCAGCCTTAGACATGATTTCCCGCGTTTCAGCTTTCTCTTTTTCGCTCGGTTGCCATAATGGATTAAATTCAACATCCCATGATTCAGGTTCATTTCCTGAAGTTGGGCCATTTCGTGACTTGAGAATAAGAGTGATAAGTCTCTCCAAAGGTGATTCAAGCTTATCTTTTTGAAATGCACTTACTCGATCATAATAGCCCCTGGTATCTTCCTCAGCCCCGGCCTTAGTCGTTCCTATCTGTTGACCAAACAATCTTGTCTTAGGAATATTTGAAGCCCCGGCCATGATATCGATATAAAGTCCAACAAGATCAACAAAGCCTTGAATGGGCGTTTGTATTTTCGTGAATGATTCTTTAGAGCCATCCTTGCCATCAGTAAGCACTATTCCCATATTAGACAGGTTTGCAATAGCTGCTCTCATTCTCACTTGCAAGACCGATCTTCCTTCAGTCGTTTGCATAAGGTCTTGTACATTCTCTATCTGCAAGACCTTGGTTACAAAATCCAGAAACAATTGAGCGCCTGTTTGCAGCGATATACCAAAGCTTTTTAACGCGTCCTGAAGGGCAATTAAAATTGAATCATCCCATCCATCGTTGTTGATACGGTCTTGTTCTGTCAGTCTGGCACCATCAAACCTAAGTACCCGGCTGGCATGTATGGTTTTTTGTGATTGACTGCCTTTCCGAGGGGTGAGTTTATAAAGTTCCGGTTCTCCAAAATTGGGCTGCAAGGGGTCATCAAAGGTTGACTCAATGACAACTTGCCACCTGTCCATTAAAGTCAAAAACTGTATATCACTTATGTTGTTTTCATCTAATGGTTCCTCTGGTCCCCCTGAATCAATGGCACCGATAATAACAATAGAGCCGCCATATAATCTCGAATCAGTTAGAGCGTTTTTGAATCTCTCTTTAGCTTTGAGCTCTTTAAGTTTGGTAGTTATTGCTGTAACAATGTCTTCATCTTCTGTCGTAAAATCTATCCATTCTCGCGTTGCATCTTCTGGAATGACTTCTATTATTTTTCGGCTCATCCAATCAAACCTATACATGGCCTCAAGTTCTTGCTGCCCGAACACCGTGCCAAGCTTAAAGCCTGTTTGAACGTAAGGATCCCTGGATGTACCCATCATATTGGCAATATTAGCATAAGCATCACATTTTGCCGCCGCTACAGCAGCATCTATTCTGGATTGTACTTCATCTTTTCCCATATTATCTCCTAACATTTACCAGCCATGATTTCAGCTAATGTTAAATTTTGTTCCATGTGTTGAGCCATTGCAGTGATGTCTACGTCTTCATCATGGGCAGCATTTGGAAATTTAACTAAACTCGTTTCATATTTTGCTTTATATGGAGCATCTCTATGTATAAAGACACGTTCATTTTGAAAATATGTTGCCATTGGTGTGGCTCTGGCGTATTTGTCTAAACCCTCTGTAGGTATTTCCTTAAATGGTATCTTAACACCGCCTACTGAGTCATTACCAGCAGATTGTTTAACTAAGACTTTCCCAAGCTTCTCATTCTCAATTCCAATGCTTGTACATCTGTTTTTAAAGGCAAAGAGTTTTATCCTTCCCATTATCTTTTGATGCTCAATGCGTTCGTTGATTCTGTCTAATAATACCCATACTCGTTCTTTTCTGGAATAACCCCATGCTGCCATCCCTGTAGGATCATTGCTTGTCTTTATCTCAATAGCCGGGTCAACATATACATGCCTTATTAATTCCCGGCTTTTTAACCTTAACGGCTCTTCAATGTCTTTACGCCAGCAGAGTATATCAGATGTCATTTTATCGATAGTGTAATATCTGAAATCTTCCGTCTTAAATAGATTGCCTCCTATTGCTACCGGGTCACCATCGAATAAAGCCGCCCATTCATAAGGCCCAACCATTTTTTTAATATGATTTAATCGCTCTTCGTTGTAGCGCCAAGGCCACAAGGCCTCTCCTGGCTCTCTGCCTAGAATATCGTTTTCTTTAGCTAATGCAGTTAAAACAATGTGCTGTAAATCATAGGGGCTATCATCTCCTAATTCTTTATGCTGAGCTAATATTCTGCCTACCAAATCATCATCATGCCACCGGGTAGCAAATAAAAAAACCACTCCCCCCGGATGTATACGAGTCCCGGCTACACTCTCCCACCATGTCCAATTTGATTCACGTTCACCTAATGATTCTGCTTGCTTACGGGTTTTGTGATAATCATCAATAAATAAAACATCAGCCCCAAAACCTGACGCGCCTCCCTCCATCCCAACTGCAAGCACTTCGCCGCCTTCTTCAGTCTGCCATAAACCACGGCTAAAGACTTTTTTACTTGGATGAGTATTCCAAAGTATTGGCCCCCATTTTTGAAAAATATCACGGCCTTTAGAACTATGATTCTCGGCCAATGTAGCGGCATATGCTGTAATGATGATTTTAAGTTTTGGAAAGTTGCCCAGTAGAAAAGGTGGGGCATGAATGGGGAATTGTTCTGAATTATGCGTAGGGATTAATGTTTTACCTACTAAATAAAGACCATCTTTGGAGTCTACCTGTATACACTTGCCTTTGTATCCCCGAGAGTCAACAGAAATACTCTTTATGCCTATTTTTCGCCTCAGAGCATGACATTTTATTTCTTTACGTTTCAATGCTACTGGTATTTTACAAGTAGGCTGAAATCCTACTGTATAAACATTTTGTCTTCCAATAATCCCAGATGTAGAAATTATTGGTTTCTGCATTGTTATATATGGCCTCCATCCAAGCGACATTGCTACATCTTTGATATCTTCTGCAAGCATCAACGATACTGTCACAATCCTGACTCGGCCCGTCTCTTTTTCTACATGACCATCTGTATCTATTAATCCAGCCATTAATTCCAGCCTATCATTTTTGTTTGTATATTTATAATTGTCCGGTATGAATTTTCCTTTATTTACATTAATAGATTTCAGAGCATTCCAGAACTTACCACCTACCCCGACTTTGCCACCAAAAGAAGTCATGCATACTCCTGTGATTTTATGTATCCATTTCGCTGATATTGTGTAGCCAAGGGAACTTATTTTATTTATAATCGCTTGATCTTCTTTGGCATGAGTGATGCACGGCTTTGTTGTTGAGCCATCACCCAACCAAGCACCTAAAGCATAGGGATGTAGAAGATGTTTTCGCGAGGGGAATTCAAGACATTCAATATCCTGAACTTGATATCGGCATCTTTCTTTGTATGGCGGCTTCATGTGAGCCGTCTCTAATGTTTTCCATGTTCGACGGTGCTCTATAACAGTCCATTCATGATTTCCATGGCAATAAATTATTTCACCATTTGTGAATTCAACTTTATAATCTGCTTTGCCTGGGGAACTCAGAGCTAAAACTTTAATTGCTTTGCCGTATGGAGAAAACACATAATCACCAACTTTGATTTCTCCATGTGTTTTCCAGCCATTTATAGTCAATACTGGAATGTGGTCAGCTATCAATTTTCCATGTCTGGGAGGGCCATGTACGATCAATACCTTGATCTTATTGGTCCTCTTATGAAACGTCTCCATGAATATTTCAGAGACTTTCCTCAAATATCCAGGGCTTTTAAATCCCGATATTAACTTAGGAAATAACCATAAATTATCACGGGCTAAGGCTGCAAACTCTTTTATTGTCGGTTTACGTTCAATCAGTTAGATCATCCTTGAGCTTTTTATTTAATTCAGGGTTTGATTCAAGCTGTTTTGCTACAGCATCTAATGGATTGGTTTTTATTTCGCCTATGATATCTCTTTTGTCTCTTTGATCTAAATACTGCTTGCCCAACCATATAAGCATTGTTGTGTTTCCATCCTCAGCAGCTTTCCATTGTTTACGCCTTAGACTCATGCGACCTAAAGCCATACCGTTTTTATAGATACCGCAAAATTCATCATCTCGCTGCAATGTATCAACACTACAACCAAGAAAATGGGCTATCTCCTCCTGAGTGCACTGTAAATTGGCAAGTTTCCCAACTTGCTCATAATCTATCTTAAATTTAGGTCTGCCTGCTGGCATTATCTCACCCTTTCCACTTCTTTGCCACAAAATGACTCAACATCTTCAATCCACTCTTTATGAAAATCGTACATATATTTAGATTCCTCGAATAAATATTGCTCTATCCTTGCACTTGCGGATAAGTTCCCTGATCCTTCGATAATGTAATGATTGTCTTTGGTTTTACATAGCAGTATCTTCGTATGATTCCAAGCATAAATAATAGATATGCCGTCCCCTGACGCAGCCTTTAATTCTTCCGATCTTTTTTGCATGCTGTGATTTACAAATGCTGATACCAGGATAGTCAGTTTGCCTACGCTTTTATTGTCAACTAATTCCCTTAGACCTCTGATGCTTTTGGAATCAACGTTAAATGTTGTTATGTAACATTCCTCAATTTTTTCATACAATAATATATAACGTAAAATCGCGTATGTGTTAAAGGCTTTCTCTGTGATTATTCTGATTTGTTGGTTGTTTTCAGGAAGTGAGATCAATTCATCGATTGATTTTATTCTGAGGGCTTGCCTGTCTAGGAATTTAAAATAGGCTTTTCTGTCTTTGATTTGCTTTGCAGTTGCACTCTTGTTTACAGCGAGGGCTTCATTGTCATCGTTTAGATTAATATCATCCAGAAACGAATCTGAGGTAATATCAAGAGAGCTTAAGTCTAGGCTTAAATCTGTCAATACTAAATCCTTTTTATATTTTATCACTTTCCATATTTTCCTTTTCCATTATCAATCAAATGAGATAATATGTCAAGTTAATCCCTCGGAATTTCAAGTATCATCTTCATTCCATGCTCACCAACCAGTTTTACAAGCGTTTCTCTTAGACCCATGCCGGTAGGGTAAATTGTTTCCCCTTCTATCCACTCCACGCCTTCGATTTCAATTGTTTCTACTATTGGGTTGTTATTGTCTTTCTCCCATTGTTCAAAGACCTTGACATCATTAAATACGCATTCACCGCAGAAAACCTCTAAACAAGCTGAGGCTCCCTGAATTTCACCGCACTTTTCATCCATACGTGCTCGCGAATCAATGCTATACCTATACTCCGGCACCTTTAGCCCTTTATATGTATTCATTTTGAGTCCTTTGGGGGATATATTGGCTTCCAATGAGTTACATTATAATCATGTGATAACTCAGATAAATAAGCCCCTAAATCCCATACTCTCCACATACAATCACTCTCAATAACTCTTATCAACACATCTTGCCTATCAACTTTTTTATTCCAATGCCTAAAATTGCAAAGGACTGGAGTATGTATTTCCGGCAATCTATCTTCAACACTTATCCATTCTCTCTCTTCCATTATTCACACTCCTTTTGAGTCCTTTGGGGGATCTGGAAGAGGTTGCCAGTGAGTGACTTCTCCTGCTGAATTATGAAACATATCATACCATCTCACTAGTACAGGCCATTGATTATCACACCATCCTTGCCTAACCCCATATTTATTTTCGCTATACAATATAACTTCCTGATCTGCTTTCGGTAGCTCATCATGGACACTTATCCAGTCTCTCTCAATAGATAATTCTTTGATTGCAAGCTCTATCGTTCCCCTGCAACAGTCATGGTCATCAGCCATGTGTTTTAATCCGTTTATTAACTCTTCTCTCTCTTCCATTATTCACGCTCCCAATAGCTCTCAAAGCCAATTAATTCTTCCCCCTTGCCCCAGATAGTCATTGAAAAACAAGCTAAGTCTATTTCAAAACAAATCCCATTCAGTGTTGGAGAATATATCGTAAAACCAATACCGAACGATCTAACAAGTTTAAATGTAATTTTGTGTGTGTTCATTTAGCTATCCTCCTTTAATAGCAATTTCAATCTATTTGCAGCCTCTGACAATACAAGATCAGCGTCCCTATCACATTCTGCTGGGATTCTCATAGTAAATTCATTTTCAAAGTTGTTAAGTTTTCTATGTGCCACCGCCCTAGATAACTCCTTTAATCTTTCTATCAATACTTCAGTTGGGACTTCTTTACTGCTTTTATATTTTGTACTCATCTTATTCACGCTCCCTGAGGCAGTCTGAGGGTAGCTCCCTGCTTTGTATTAAATATGCTAAAGTAGCTGCATCAGATTCCATCTTCCCTCTCTTTATTTAATTACCCAAGATATGAACCAGACAACGACAATTATAATCTCCGCCAACAATAACTTAATAGTTATTTTCTGGTTATCAAGGCTCTCCCTTCGGCACTTTTTGATATCCTTCTTTTCATCAATAGAAACTATGTATTCTTGCGCTCTCAGTTCCATAATCCTGTTTTCTATTTTTGTCTTTCTTTCAATAGACTTAATATATTCTTCAAGTTTATCGTAAGCAATGGTAGTCGGGAATATCCCATACTCATCTGGATTATCCAGCATTTCACTTATTATATCGCATATTACCTTTCTATGGTTTTCCATTCAAAATCTCCTGTTTGGGGGTTATCTGGCAGGCCGCAAGTCATCTGGCTTCCATCCATCACACCCGCTATCATTCCAATCATCTCCGATTGTTATATTAAAACCCCCTGGCAACAATTTGTGGCGGCTTTGTTGAAATTGTATTCCTAAAACAACAAACTGCCCTTGCCATTCAGAAGCATATTGATTTGATGGGTCTACCGTTACAGACATTCCCACGTAAAGAGGTTTTCCATGTACTGCCTCGAATCTTTCAAGGTCATTCATCCTTCCCCCTTCTTCTTGTATTCAAGATTTATAATTTTTGCAGCGTATTCCAACATTTCTGGCATCCATTTCAGGTGGTGTTCATCTCTTGGATGATGATATTCTTTGGGTATTCCCGGGTCTCTGCAAATGTCATTCTCGACTGCTACTATCACCCCGGCAACTTTTAGGTACTGCCTTCCACAAGCCAGCCCCACTTCAGCTATCTCCACCCTTTCAATGTTATTGTCCTGCACCGGGGGATTAAAATACCCACATTCCATAGGACAACAACCATCGTTATGCTTACAGACTACATGGTGTATACAATCTTCACGTTTTGGTAAAGTGTCCTCTTCAATAATATTCATGGTTTAGTCTCCCCTTTCATTCTTGATATTATTAGCAATCAATATAAGTAGAATTGCAGTAGGCAGCTTCCAATCACCATCATGAATTATCCATAGCAATGCAAACCCTGGTGTACCGAATAATATAAATAAAAACCATGTTAAAAATCTATCCATTACTCACCCCTCTTTTAATTTTAATATCCCGCCTGAAGGAAGGTTCAATCCGCCTGAGCCTATCCCTAACGTTGAAAGTGTTTCGCTTACAATATCATCCAATGTTGCCGGACGTGAGACTTTGCCGGTGCCTTCGCAATTTTCACATGCGATACCTATTATTATATTTCTATCTTTGTGTTCAATATATCCTGCTCCACTACATTCCCTGCAGTCTTCTATTATTTCCACTTGTGATATGTCAGGGAGATTTCTTTCACAGAATGGACACTCTCTAATCTCTTTCATTACTTCTCCCCTCAAGATCCGCAGCACATGAATTACAAAAATCAATACCAACTCCAGTTACATCGTTACCATCCCAATAACAACGATATTTTTTGCCGCATCCCGGACAAGTAAACGCTGGTTTCAGTCGCCAAAATGTAGGACAGTGAAATAATTTATGCCACCACCTTTTTAAAAAGCTCTTTTTATTTATAGAAATTATTCCAAAACTTGAACCATGGAGTCATATCTTTCTTGAGGCTTGTGCCATAATACACACACTCAGGGTATTTTTTCATGAAACCAAGAGTAACTTTTATCTTTTCGACTTCTATGCTTCCACAATGGTCTGTTATTTTATCGCCAATTTTTACATTACTATTTGAGAAAGCATACTCTCTTTTGAGTGCTAAATTTTCATTCTCAAACTTTAATCTTATTTTCTGGAGCCTTTCATCATATTCTTTCTTATCCATCATCTTTCCCCTTTCCGTGTGTCTACCATGATTGATATTGGCTATAAAATGGCTCGTAATAAATACCAGTAGTAGCTCCGGCACCGTCAAATTCAACCACTTTCCTAAACAATACCTCATAAGTTACTTCATGTTTAAAGTCATTATCGCTAATATATTCTTCGGAAGCTTCCTCTATATAACTAATTTCTTCAAAATCTGCTTGAAAATTTACCGGCTTAAAACTAACTGAGACTTCTTCTTTGGTATCGCATCCAGCCTCAACATAAAAATAAATTAAAACTATATTACTTATCTGCATCACTCTCCCCTATTTATGGTTTATAATATACTTCTCTAATAAGTTTTTATCCAACAGCCACAATAAAGTCTTTACATGTTGTCTAGCGATAGCCGGGGACTTTTGTTCTCCCCGCTCCCATTTAACCCATGTCTGTAAATGTATTCCGCATAAGTCAGCCATTTTCTGCTGAGTGAGGCCTAATGTTAGTCGGGCTTCTTTGAAGTCATTATTTTTCACCCCACTACCCACAGCACTGATCTATCTAAGTCCTTAATTGATTTCATAACCTTAACTCCTTCCCCTCTTAAGATTTTGGGGTGCCAAAACTAGAACCCCTGTTTTTTTGAGATTGAATAGATGCGTAACTAGCAAGTATATTTCTTTCGTTCCCTTCTATCGGGATTTCATTTATTTTTTCCTCATTGTTATTTTCATCCCTTTTATAAATTACTAATTTATTACCCTCTTTTCTGGCAATGTTAGCCCCTGCATATTGAATGATATCCCCATTAGGGATAGCATCTATTCCATCATTTATCACTTGCTCAATTACTTTTTCCGAAAAATCAAAACCAGGCTTTGATTTTAATCTTTCGCTTACCTCTTTTATCAGTTCTTTTTTGTTTATCATCTCTATACCTCCTGTTAGTTTGTTTTCCCTTACCTCTTGATTATAATTATACCTAACAGGTTAGATGGTGTCAACAAGAAAATGCACTTTTTTTATTTTTTATTTATGGTTTATATAACAGCCCTCTGTACCTAATTTACACTTAACAAACATTCTATCTTTGTTTATCCGGCAGTCAGGACGGTGTATTTTTAACCAGGTCTTGCCGCCTCTTTTTAAATCAGGGCGTTTACCTTTTTTAGGCCTCTTACCGCCTTTTACCTTTTCAGGGTTCTTAAACTCATAGCTGCATTTAGGGCATTTAATCATTTTTCTTGTCAAACCTTTCCCATCACTTTAATTGATTTTCTATAATTATTACATAACTACTTAAGTAATGCAAGGACTATCATACCCCA